TTAGGAGCTGTTTTTCTATTTTTCGTTTTGAAAAAAATATATAGTAATTCCTCGTGAATCGTTTTATTTTGCATATTTAGGTCTGTTCCTTGTCATTATCCTAGAAATTATTTAAAATGCAATACAAGGCAATCTGTGAGCTTACAGGGGTATTATATAGCAAGGGGTATCTAATCAACAACCGAGTGTAAAATCACACGTTTAAAACAATAAAAAAACCACTCGTTTGAGTGGCGTGTAATTGAAGAGTTATGACCTCGCTTTCTATTTAATTAAATTTTGCTCGTTAATGCTTTCAAGCGCTTTTTTTTATTTGTTCAGGCTTTCCGGTTATAACTAATTTTATCGTATCTTTATTTTCAGCGTTCTTTTTACCTACTTTAATCAAGAACCAACTGTACAAGATGAATGACACAATATAAACAACGTAAACCATTTATACCTCTTTCATTTCTTCTATTGTTTCTTCAACTGTTTTATGTAAATCGTAGTAAAACACTCCTGTGTAATGTTCATCTTGTCCTTTTGTCCAAGTTTTATAATTTGTTTTGTCCATGATTTCATTAACCATTTCAGAATGTTCATTTAAGTTGGTAATAAGAATTTCAAGAGCTTTTACAGAAGCCTTATGAAATTTTGCTGTGAATTCGAACGCTTTAGCAATTTCTTGAAGCATACTAAACAAGTCCATATATTGAGCTTTAGCATAAGCAGGTACTTTACTTTCATCTGTTGGAAAATGTTCGTCAGCTTTTTCATCATGTAATTTCAAAGTGTCGTTGAGCAATTCAATTTGGTTTTTAAGTTTCATTTTTTAGTTTCTCTTTCTTTCTTACGCTTGCATTCCTGTTAATTTGTTCAAGTATTTTGTTTTTCGGTCGATGTGGTACTCTAAATTGTTCCCCCATCGTGTTTGAAGTGAAAGTTTCAAGCATTCAATAATATAGCTTTTAAGCGTTCCGTTTGTGTTGACATCTTCCAAAGTATAGAAGTATTTTCCTTGTGTTCCCTCACTTGCGTTATACTCATTAAGTTCAAAGATTTCATTTTCGGCAAATGCTTCAAGTTCTTCTTTTTTCAAGCTATTAAAACCGCTAGAGAATCGGATAAAGTTCAATGTTTTGTCGTTAATCATAGTAATTACCTCTTAATTTTACAATATTTGTGTTGTCTGTGATTGTATTGGCATAAATATAATGCTCGTCGCTCAAGAGTTGTACAGCCCTGTATAAGCTATTTTCTGTTTCTTCGGTACAAATTACCATAAGTTCTACTTCAAGCGTTCTAAACGTCTGATAAATGGCTGAATTGTTGCTTACTTGACTAACAATAGGGTGTATTTCAGCAAACATCACGCCAGTTGGTTCTCTTTCATAGTCCAAACTAACGGTAAAACCTAACTCTTCAAGAAACCCTTTGATGTCTAATTTTTTGTTTTGTAAGTTAATCATTTATTCCCCTTTGTAAGTATCTAACAACCATTTAACACGATTGAAGAGCCACTCATGTCGTCCTCTATCGCTGAAATATTCCATATTTTGCACGTTTTGATTTTTAATAAAGTTGAACAGTTCTGTTTCATTAAGATAAATATCAGAATTGCCACTGATAAATTCAAACATTTCAACGATTTTATCAGCTAGATTGGCTTTTTCAGCGAACTTTTCAGCCTTACGAGCTTTAGCACTATTCAAATCAGCGTTACGTACCAAGCGCAAGAAATAAGACTGTTCGGCTAACATATTGAGTTTTCCTAGCGTGTTAATAATAATCATGTCAGCAACTTCACGGTTAATTGCTTCGTCTTTTTCGAGGTTTAGACCGTATTTTTTGTTTGTGTTACGTTGATAATTATTGATATGCTGTTTTACTTCCAATAAATCGTGGATAGTATTTAAAGTGATAATAGGCATGTTTTTAAGTGCATTTAGTGTTTCTTTAGCGATTTTCATAGTTTGTATGTGTTCCTTTCAATTAATTCCATTAAGTTAGTAAAATCAACGGCAAACAGAGGGGGAACAAGTTCTCTCACAAGTTCCTTTGCTTCCTCTACTCGTCCTTGTAGACTTAATTTGTCTACTTCATCAAGTATCATTTCATAGTCATATCCCATTCCTGAACTCCTTAGAATGGCAATTGGTCGTCAGGGATATCAGCAGGAGAAGCACCACCGAACAAGTCAACAGTATTCGGTGCCATTCCACCATGTGGGTCGTTATTATCACGGTTTAAATTAAACTCTGGTGTTACTTTAGCATACGAAGCGTTATAATAAGTTTTGTCGCCTTTTGTTTCGGCTTTAATTTGGTCAATAAATACTGTTACGATGTCGCCATAATTTACGCTATCAGGTAGCCAAATGCCTCCGATATAGTGGTCGAATGGATATGCTTTAAATGACAAGACTTTTTTAGTTCCTTTTGCTGTTTCAACTTCTTTTGTGTTAATTTCGTTTACTTTCAAAGTTTCGATAATTTTCATTTTTTTGTTTCCCTCTCTTTATTTGATAGTTTAATTATAACGTGTTTATTTTCTTTTGTCAAGTATTAAGCATTCATGTTTACTTTTCCTTGTTTGCAAAGCTCGTTTGCACGGTCGCTTGACATCTCTTTATTTGCTACCATTTTTTTCAAGTCGCTTAATTTGTATTGATAGTTCGCTTTTGGTCGTGGTTTAGGTTGTGTAACATTGTTTTGACCTTTATTAGTAGAGTCAGCGTCTTTTGTATCATCTAATTTCAACGCTTGACCGTAGGCATATTTACTTGCGTATGATTGACTAGCCCCAGTCGCTTGAGCTTTATCCATGCCTTTCTTGTTGACGTCAATGACTGCCCAACCGTCACCGCTTGTGATGTCATTAAGGTCATCAGGGTTAAAAATATCAACATGAACATGTAACATCAGTTCGCCATTCATTTCAAACATTTCTGTTTCCGCTTTTTCCATTAGCCCATACTTTAATAACAAAGGTTTCAAAGCTGTTTGAATATCCTCGTTATTTCTGAAATTGTACTTTCCAAAGCTGTTATACTGGCTTTTAGGTACTTCAATTTCATTGATTAATTTTAGAACTTTGCTTTCCATTATAGGCTTACTCCTTTGTTAACGTGTTTTTTATACATTTTCCACAACCATTTGAAGAAACCGCGGATATATCTTCCAAGTTCTTCAGCTACATTTTCAACGGCTTTAAATGCAAGCCAAATAAATATAATAGTTAATAATAAAGTCAACATTTTTTATTCCTCCTTAACTGTATAACTAATTATAACGTGTTTGCTTTCTTTTGTCAATTACAATTTCGTTACAATTCTTTTAAACGTTCTTGACAGTTTTCACATCGGCAAACATCGGAGTACATAAGATTATAAATAACCAAGTCCCCATGTGCGTCTAAATAAATACCGTCAGCACTATATAGATCGTTTGGGTTTTCAAAGAAAACTTCTTTACTCTTGTCTTCTACTTTTTGAAGTTTTTCGATTAATTGTTCTACTGTTAAAGCCATTATTTAATACCTCCAATGTATTCATGTATTTGTTTTATTTGTTCTTTGCTATCTTTTTGCGTGTATTTTCCTTTTCTACCTGTTTTCGTTTTCTTTTCAGTAGGTGGAAAACCTTTGCTATTAAAGTATTGTCTAGCATATTCAAAAAATGTTAGTGCATTAGTATAATTGTGTTCGCCTAGCATTTTATGATATTGTAAGCTAGTTTCACGCCATTTATTGAAGTCGTTCCAATTCAGAATCAAAATAATCTACCTCTTTTATAAACCAACCGTTCAAAGGCTTGTCTTTATTCAGCCATAATTTTAAATAACTTTCTGTAACACCGAAGTGTTTTGCCATATTCTCAAAAGTTTTAAACCATAAGAATTTATGACGATTTAAAGCACAATATTTATACACGTTTCGCTTCCTTTCATTCTTCTACTTTCTTTTTGAAATGTTGTAAATGCTTAGCTACTTCATGTTTATCAATTTCTTCTTGTGTCCATTTATAACAGTTATTAATAGGTGGCTGAGCATAGAACCAAATACCTCCGTCTTTAGGTAGCCAAGCATTAACGTTATCTGGTTCTGGAATACAGATATAAAATAACTCATCTTTTATTACTTCCCACTTGTCACGGTTCAACAATAACCACAAGTGAGCCTCTTTAACATTACCCTTCAAACCAAACGCCTTCAAAATATCTTTAAAACTCTTCGTATAACTAATTTTAAACCATACTTCTTCAAATAATTCGTTGGAAATTTCTTTTCCAAAACGTTCACTATATAGTGTATCATCAACATCTAATGTTTGATGTTTTTCTAGCCATTCGTTCAACTCTTTAGAGATAATAATTTTTTCTGTCATTTTATTTTCGCTTCCTCTCTTTTTCTAATTTCTTCTAGTTCTGCTTTTCTACCTTTGAACTCTTCAAAGATTGATTTTTGAAGTGCTACCCAGTCCTCTGCTTCGGAACGTTCAAAGCCCATTTTAACAGCCATGTTAATATAATCGTTATATTTGCCCATGTCTTTTTCAAACGGTTCGTTTGGTTTCTTTCCTGCCCTTACAGAGTACTTCAAAGCGTTTGTTAAAGCAAAACCTTGCCCAGTTGTAAAGTTATATTGCCAAAATTTCAAGTCCCATTCAGAACCCCAAATTAGAAATTCTTCTAATTGGATACCGTATTTATTTGAATAATAATCTTGAGCCATTATCTTTTAACCTCCAAAATTTTATTTCCGTTTTCATCAAATACAACTGCTACTGCAATCGTAGTTGTTTCTTCCATATCTTCTCTAATACATTCTACTGCGGTTCTTAATTTTCTAACTTCATAAGTCCAACTATCTGAACCGTCCTCTAAAATGTAAATAACTTTAATCATTTTTGTTTCCTCTCTTAACTTGATGACTTAATTGTATCGAATTCTTTTAGCTATGTCAATTACCATTGTATTTCAATTCTATGTAATTTTTGTAACATTCTTCTGAACAGAATAATTTTTTAGCATTGCATTGTTTGCCACAATTTCTACACTCCCCACCCTCTGCGATGAAATGAACGTTTTGTACTCCCCACTCATCACACCAAAATTCTAAAGTGTTGTTAGCTTGTTGTTCGTCCATGCCTAGGACGTCAACCATATATTTAAAACATAGGGATAACTTAGATTCAAACTTGCTTAGATGTTCTTGCATGAAGTCATATACTTCTGTTACATCAGCTTTTGACTTTCTGAACTCCTCTAATTGTTCTAGGCCTGTCAATCGTGGTGGATATTCTCATAATGATAAACAACTTTCTCAATTGCCATTATTTGATACCTCTCTCTTTGATTTTGTTTGCCACTACTTTGTAGTACATTCTTGTTTCATTGATGAACATCTCGTTTACTTTAACTTCTTTTTGACGTTTTCCTTTTTGTTCTAATCTGTCTAATAACTTAACAAGTCCTTTTGCTGTGAAATTTTCAACGAAGCGTTCCACTTCTTCTTTTTTATCTGCTTTAACGCCTCTTAAACGCTCATAGAGAACGATTAAGACATCTAACATAGAAATATCTTCCATTTGTTTATAATAGCTATAAACGCTATTTAATAGCCCTAGAAGCATATCCTTTTCAATATCTGTTACTGGTTCTTTTTGTTGAAGTCTTACTGCGATTTTATTAAGTGTTTCAAGTGAAATTTTCATTTGTTTAACCTCTCTTAACTTGATGACTTAATTATACAAAAGAAAAACCGCAATGTCAAAGACAAAGCGATTAATCGTTGATTTCTTTTAGTTTTCCATTTTGTTGCAATGCTGTTAAAAGACTTTCAGCGTCGTTTTTTGTTTCCTCGTATTCTTCCCCCTCTTTTTGTTCTTCTTCTAATATCTCTTTAGGCTTGTTTCCTGTGGGGTCTATGATTTGAAATTGTTCCCCTACATAGCCTAGACAAACCTCTTTGTCATAAGCGTAATTACGTGCCTCAACAGTCAAGATTGAATACTTGCTATTTTTTCCCATTTTAGGACTTAAACACAAACAGAACTCAAACCATGCACCAATTGCTGAACTACCTAATGCGTGTGTACTGCGAACTCTAAAACTCTTTTCCTCAAGCGATTGGTTATTTGTGTCCTTTCTAGCATGTGCAATCAATAAAAATGTTACATCATTCAAGAGCAATTTCAATCGTGTTATGTTATTCAGAACGTCATTCATACTTGACATATCATTGAGAGTATTGCGGTCTGTCAGCATGTCTTTTAAATTATCCAAAATAACAAACTTGATATTATTTTCTTTGATGAACTTATAAAGTCCATTCATGTGATTTGTGTTATCTAGCTTAAAAATTCCACCAGTAATGAAATGCAAATTATCAGGAACATCATTATAAGCCTTTAACCGTTGATGTAGTACGAAGTCAGTATCTTCATTGTCAATAATAAGCACGTTCGCTTTTTTAGTTTTAAAATAGCCAAAGGGGACACCTTTAGCTACACTTAAAGCCATTTGTAACGTCGTGGAACTCTTAAAAGACTTTTGCGGTGCAATGGTTAAACCTGCCTGGCCTCGCGGAATTAAGTGTTCTATTAGCCACTCATTACCACCTTTAAAGTCCTCTTTCTCTTGTAGTTCCTTTGCTGTTATAACACGCTCAAACAAATCTTGCATTTTAATAAACCTCTTTTACTTTATAATCAATAAAAATGATATTTTTATCTCGAAGCGGTTTAAAATAAGTTTTAAATTCATAATCAGGATAAATGTTTTTTAATCTAACTAGCCAGTATTTAGCACGTTGAACCATTTGTTCCCAGTCTTTAGCTTCAAAAATATCTTTGTTAATTGCTTTGATATCATCTTTAATTGTCAATTTTTGTATCCTCCTTTTATTAAATTTACCAAACCTAAAATGAAGCAACCTATACAGCATAAGAACCAAACTCCAAATAAAGAATTGTCCACGCTTGATAAAATTCCAAACATCGCTGACATTATCCAATAAACAATAAACATATTTAAACCTCTTTCTTTTTATCTATGCTTTAATTATAGCCGAAGTTGTGTTACAATTCAAGCTATCAAATATTTCTTTTTAGTTACTTTGCTAAAGGGTATAACTATCCACGCAAACGCAGTTTTTATCCCCCCCTCTTGAATCAATTAATATGTCAGCGCTAGTAACTTAATCAATCCTCACATCAATTCGGCTATGATGAACACCCAAGCGGTAACTTCTTATTTAACTTTGCCTGTGTTGGGGGAACGTTTAGAACTTGCTTCCATTGACATCACACAGGGCTACCACTTTGCCTAATTCATTACTTGCGCCTTATTCAGTACGGTTTTCATATACTCAATTTCTAAGACATCAGACAAGTCTTAGACGTATTCAATTTTTATATTTATTATTATAACATACACTTTTATAAAATCAAGCGAAAAAATTAGGGTCAAAAATAGAAGAATCGCTCAACCGTGGGAATAGTTAGGAATATATTATTTTTTGGTTACAAATTATTTAATCAAATTGTAAACTATCTAAATCTTTTGTTGGTATGATGAAACTAAAACTAAAAAAACAGTATGCTATAATAATACCATAATCAATGAGGGAGGTAAAAAGCATGGCAGAAAAAAACATCTATTTTGTTAATGATGAAGTAGAACTGAAACAAGTGTTAGAGTTTATTTCTAAAACTGACTACGGTGTCAACGTTGACAAAAGTCAAGAAGATGTTTACGCAGTCGTGACTTCTTATAGCCTACCTATTTAAGAGGATAGAAATGAAGAAAATTTTAGCTATTGACTTTAGCACAGCTAGTAAGAAAGACGAGGGAACAGGTTACGCTTTTAGAAAAGACGGTCAAGTTTATGTTGGTTCTATTAAAGCATACAACCCTAAGAAGAACGCTTGGGAACGTACCTTTGACATTGTAAACGCAATTAAAGATATCATTAATGAGTTTGATTTAAAAGATTATCATCTAGCTATTGAAACGCCTATCATGGGTAGAAACAGAAAGCACAGCATTACATTAGCTAATTGTAACGGCTATTTTATCGGTGCTATTGACGGTCTAGTAAATGGCTATACTTTCATAGATAACTCTAAGTGGTGTAGCTATCATCTTATTTCAGGTAAACGAGAACAACGCAAAGAAGAAAGTCTTGAGCTTTTAAAAGCCACAGGCTTGGTTGATTCTGATTGCAAAGATGACAACATGGCTGACGCTTATAACATCTTGACATATTGTGAACACTTGGGTTAGTTGTTCCCTTATAAAAAACAATAATCAAAAATGGAGGTGGTAATATCAAAATATCACAAAACGGTTTAAACTTAATTAAAGAGTTCGAGGGTTGCCGATTGACTGCTTATAAACCAGTACCGTGGGAACAAATGTACACTATCGGTTGGGGATATTATGGAGTAACGGAAGGTACAACTTGGACACAATCGCAAGCTGATAGTCAGCTAGAAATTGATTTGAATGACAAGTATGCACCTATGGTTGACGCTTATGTAAAAGGCAAAGCAAATCAAAATGAGTTTGACGCTTTGGTTTCATTGGCTTATAATTGCGGTAATGTTTTCGTTGCTGACGGTTGGGCGGAATTCAGTCATGCTTATTGTGCTTCAATGATTCCGAAGTATCGTAATGCAGGCGGTCAAGTTTTACAAGGTTTAGTAAGACGCAGACAGGCAGAACTTGACTTATTTAATAAACCAGTTACTGGAACTTCAAACCAAAATATTCAAACAGGAGGAATGATTAAAATGTATCTTATTAAAGGACTAGACGGAAGCGGTAAAGTAAAACATTGGTATGTTTCGGACGGTGTAAGTGTTCGCCATATTCGTACAATTCGCATGTTGGAAAACTATCAAAACAAATGGGCTAAACTTAATTTGCCAGTTGACACAATGTTTATTGCAGAAATCGAAAAAGAGTTCGGACGCAAGATTGACATGGCTTCAGGAGAAGTGAAATAGGAGGAAGTAAATGAGCTTATTCAATCTCTCACGCAGAGCAGAAGATGTGAGCTTTTCAACTTTCACAGTTCAAGACCCTACAACTGATTTGTTACTAGGTAAGTTATTGGGCTTAGTTTCCTATTTTGATAATGTTGATTATTCAGAAGCGTCCAAACTTGAGGACTTATTCTATTGGGCTTTACAAGGTCAAGAAGTATATCGTGTTTGGTATGGTGGTTTCAAGTATTACGCTCAAAGAGTGAACGCAGACCAGTTTAACATTTTAGTTAGAGAACCAAATCGCAGGCAAGTCACTATTAGAACAAGCGACTATGAAATGCTATTAAACCCTTTCTATGGTGCTAACCCTCAACGGTTTGGGGTAATGTTTGGAATGGCTAGTAATGGAATTGGTAGACGTCTTGATTCTCAAGCTCAAATCAAAATCTATTGGAAAACTAAAGTTTCTAGTGGTCTTAAAGAAGTTTGGGACAGAATTAGAGAACGTCTGACACAACAACAACAACTTGCCAGAGAATTTAATGGTGTTTCGGTTATTGGTTCAGATGATGATATCAAACAGATTCAACCAGATTATAGCGGTTCACTACAAAATGACGCAAACCTTGCAATTGAAATTGCTTTGAGTGAGTACGGTATGCCAAGAGAATTGCTTTATGGACAAAGTAATGAAGTTACTATTATTGCTTTCGCAATTCAAAAAGTGTTACCACTATTAAAACAACACGATAAGAACATAATTTTCAATCAAGAGAATTTTGTGGCTTATATTTCAACAACAGCAAAAGGGGGAAATATTGAAAGTAAAAGCAGTGCGAGGGATAGCGAACCCACTCGGAACGATTGATTCACACGGTACGGTTATTGAGTCTATTGCCAATGCAGGCGAAGGCGTGGATATCCTAAACCGTCATAGAGAAAAGATTGGTTCAGGGTTTGTTCATCTCGAGGGGGACAATGTAATCTTGACAGGTTATGTTGACGAAGAACAATATACGGCTGAAAAGATTGAGGAAACAGGTCTATCAGTTGGCTTTAATGCTAACGGTGTTAAAGCACGTGAAATTGACGGAGTAGGCTATTATAAAGATGTTACAATTACGGAGGTGTCACTTACTCCGTTACCAAGTAATAAAGGTGCTAAAGTGACAAAAGTACGAGAAGAAGAAAAAGGAGAACAAGAACAAATGGGTGCAAACGAAACACAAGAAATCATGAAACAAGCAATCGAAGCAGGTGTAAAAGTTCGAGAACTTGAAGCTAAAGTGACAGAGCTTGAGAAAGAACGCGAAGAAGTTAAAAAAGAACGTGAGGCTTCAATTCCTAGCGAAAAACCAGAAGACGCAGAACGTAAATTCATGCGTGAACTTGGTTCAAAAATGGCTGAAATGCCAGAACAAGGTTTCTTGCGTGAATTTGCTAATGGTGCAGATTTGAACGTAGTAAACTCTCTAGGGTCTATCACTTCTAAATATGCACGTAAGTCAGGTATTTATGACGGTGCTATGAAAGCACGTTTCCAAGGTTTGACACTTGCAGAGGACGGTGTAGATGATACATTTATCTCTGGTACTTTCAAAGCAGGTACAGACAAAAATAAAGCTCAAACGGCTTCTAAACGTTCACTACGTCCACAAATGGCAGAAGCATACCTACAAATGGACAAAGCAACTGTTCGAGGTGTAAATGATTCAGGTGCATTGTCTGAATATGTAATGTCTGAAATGGTAAACCGTGTTATCCAAAAAGTTGAATACAACATGATTCTTGGTTCTGCTGACGGTTCTAATGGTTTCTATGGTTTGAAAACTGCCACAGACGGTTGGACAAAACAAATTGAATATACTGATTTGTTCGAGGGTATTACTGACGCAGTTGCTGAATGCTCAATTTCTGACGCAATCACAATTGTTATGAGTCCACAAACTTTTGCAGAGTTGCGTAAAGCTAAAGGAACAGACGGACACTCACGATTCAACGAACTTGCGACAAAGGCTCAAATTGCTCAATCGTTTGGGGCGGTTAATCTTGAAACTCGTGTCTGGGTGCCTAAAGACGAAGTAGCGGTATACAATCACGATGAGTACGTTCTTATCGGAGATTTGAACATGGAAAACTACAACGACTTTGACCTCCGTTATAACGTTGAGCAATGGTTGTCTGAAACTCTTGTAGGTGGTTCTATCCGTGGTAAAAACCGTTCAGCATACCTAAAAAAAAAGGCTAGTGGACTAGGAGTTTAAAGAGGTAAAAAATAAGAAAGGGAGTAAATAATGGCTGAATTTAATATTACAGACCGTTATACTCAACAAATTGAGAATGTGACAAATGGGGGGGAGATTGGCGATAAGTTCCCTCTCTTGTCACGTATCCCTAAAGTTGGGGCTGATTTGTTGCAGTCGGTTGATTTAACAGGCTTTCCTGAAGCTAAAGAGCAAGGGCAAACAGATAGCGTGTTAAGCGTAAATGAAGAAACTTATAAAATCTTCACACCTCGTGGCTTTGGTTTTGGTATTAATCTTTCTGATTCAGGTAATTTAACTGCTGACGGTGTACAAAGTGCATTGAACACAGTGCTATATACTTTGTATCAAACAATTGAAAGCCATTTAATTTGGGGAGGAGTTCATAGCTCAATCGCTTCAAGTTCAATCGTTGGGGCGGTTAAACAGAAAGCAAGTGCAGATAAATTTTCACAGTCAGGAGATGATGTTCTTCTTGTAAAAGAAAATGATTTCACACCAGTTGTTAATGGAGTTACAAAAATTGAAACATTGAGCTTTAAGCACTATAACAACGGTTCAGATAACACTTTTGATAAGGTGCTTATTAACCCTTATAAGGGCATTCTTGCAGGGGACTTAGTGCCAGAGTTTAAAGTAACTAAAGACGTTCGTCATAATAAAGTACAAGTATATGGTACTATTACTGTTTGTGGTGGTTTCCTTAAAGACGGTGCTATTAAAGTTTGGAAGTAGTAGGAGGATAAAAAATAAATGGCATATACATCAAAAAATGAACTAACACACGGTTTAGGGTATGGGGTAGTGTTCACAGACCTTACTGGAAAAATAGCAGGTATTCCAATCGCAGGCTTGCGTGCTATTGAAGCGGAAACCAACCAAGAAAACAAAAATTTTTATGCAGGGTTTGACGCACCTTATCGTACAATCGCAGGTGCTAAAAATATGCAAATTACAGTTAAGTCTTATGATTTGCCTGACGATTTTGCAGGTCACGCATTAGGGTTTTTAAAGACTCCTCAAGGTTTCTTGACTGACGAGAGTTTCGAGAT